TGACTTCTATATTTTTTATTATCCTAATAGTGACCTTTGTAGCACTAATAATAGTGAAGGTAAGTTTTATTCTCTTAATAGTGTTGAAGAGAGAGATAGTTTACTTTCTTATTTGAAAACAAAATATGCAAGATTTGCACTCGCTCTGAATAAATCAGGTACAAGGAATAATGTTTCACGTTATATAAAAAATATCCCTCTTCCACCACTTGATAAACAATGGAGTGACAGTACAATAGTTGAGCATTATAATCTTACTCAAGATGAATGGGATAGTATTGACTCCTTTATACCTGATTATTATGGATAAAAATATTTTTAGCGATAGAAATAAGCATAATGAAACAGTAGGGTCAAAAGTAAAAAGGTCTGATGAAAGGATTATTGAAACTGGAGAAGTATTTACACCCTCTGAACTTTGTAATCAAATGGTATCAGAAATCCCAGAACATATCCTAAAAGATGAAAATAGCACTTTTATTGACAACTCTGCTGGCTCAGGTAATTTTATGGTAGCGTTACAATCTAAGTTACTTGAATATCATTCCCTTGAACACATTAATAATAATATGTTGTACGCAGTAGAATTAATGAAGGATAATCATAAAGAAATGTGTGATAGGTTGGGAGTATCAGTAGAACACCCACATTATGTTTGTCACGATGCACTTACTTATGAT